AATGCTGAAGGATCTTGGAGTGCTACGTGATTCGAGGCACGAGGAGACGAGATCCAATGTAAAGCATATTCCTGATATTTACCTTCAGGGGAGCTTCGATCAGAGACTTGCCCTTCTCCGTGGTCTTATGGACACGGACGGCTGTGTTGACAAGAAGGGAAACTCCATCTTCTGCAACTCGGAACCGGCCCTTGTAATGGGGTTTGCTCTCCTTGTGGAGAGTCTCGGTGGAAAGCCGAATGTGAACTGGCGCAAAGGTGTGTCGAGAAGGTTCCCCAATGCCAGACCTCATGCCCACGTGACATTTGCTCTTGAGTACTGCCCGGTGACGCTCCCTGCAAAGGCGGCGAGATGGAGGACGAATCCGAAGTACTGGGAAAAACAGGCAATCGTAAAGATCCGCGAGATACCCATAGAACCCATGAGGTGTCTGACTGTCGACGCAGAGGATGAACTCTATGTCTGCGGAAGAAGGCTCACCCTCACATCGAATACTGCCACAGGTATTTCCGCAATCATGAACGCTTCGGCCCAGAGGATTGAACTCATCGCCCAGATCATGAGCGACTCCATTCGGAGGCTCTACAAGATGATGCTGGAACTGAACCAGCAGTTCATCGATCAGGAGATGGTGGTCCGAATCTTCAACGAGGCACTGGAGATCTCGCCGGATGACCTCGCGGGGAACTTCGACGTTCAGGTGGACATTGGAGGCGCGACCGGCAAGGAGGAGACGAGGGTGGAGCAGATGCTGTCCATTCTCCAGCACGTGACCCTCCTGATGCAGATCGGCGTGATGACTCCGCAGAACGTCCATGAGGCAGTGAAGAAGATCATGGAACTGTGGGGATGGAAGGACTATGAGTCCTACCTCACAGACCCGCAGGAGAAAGAACAGCTTATGGCTGTGATGCAACAGATCGCCCAGCTTGGCCAGATGGTACAGGCAGGGCAGATACCCCCGATACAGCAGATCGTTGCCGTATTGCAGGGAACATATCAGGTTCTGGCCGCAGTGACAGGGGCCGGACTGGGAGGAGGGGTCGATGGTGGTGGAAACAGTCAGGGAGCCCTCTCCTCTGGAGGAGGAAAAGGGCAGTCAAGAGCGTCGGGACCAGCGGTTACAGGACTACTTGACCCGAATGCACGAACAGGCGCAGGAACTGGCCCCATGGCTGGCCCGGCTGGATATGGAGGCTCTCCGCAGGGTTGAGGAGTCCTACCAGCGGGAGCTTCACGGTGCCCTCTTTGCCTTGAGGCATGAGGACCAGCACGGTGTGATGGAGGCCATGGGATGGATCAAGGGCGCGAGAGCCCTTCTGACATGGATCGAATCGAAGAGGAGGGTAGTGGGATGACTAGTGTAGATGTGTACGTTCAGGAAGACAAGAACGGGGAGAAGAAGATCGTCATGATCGCATGCGCCGGTCATGCCAACTACGACGAGGCCGGGCGGGACGTTCTGTGCGCCGCGACCTCCATGGCAATGCACATCCTCGAAAGCGGGGTTCGCCAGTACCTTGGGGTTCCCTGTACCGTGAGGACTGACCACGCCAAGGGAGAGTGGGAGATCGAATGGCCTCTGAAGGAAGCAGACAAGGCGGCCCCCTTCGCTGAAGTGGTGGCCAAGTCCCTTGCCAATCTCGCGGAGGAGTACCCGGAGAACATATCCTTCAGCGAGGAGGTGATGGTGTGATGGACGTGGCCACGAAGATGCGCCGCTTCTACGTCACTCCGATCGTCCTCGACTTCTTCTCTGGAGAAGGGGAACCTGTCGCAGATGAGGGGAAGAAGGCTGTTCCCATCGAGCCTGAGGAGGTCGAGAACAGCCGATACAGCGAATTCGACGCGAAGAACCCGCTGATCCACGGTGGAGTCCTCGACGAAGACGCACCGGAGGGAATTGACCCCGCGACACTGTTCGATGATGAGGAGAAGCCGTCAGCTTCCCCATTCGACAAGACTCCTCCCAAGCCGGACAAGGGCGAGCCTGAAGGTGGATCTGTTCCGGCCCGGCCCAACGAACCGGCACCGGCCCCCGCTCCGTTCCGTGTCCTGAAGTACGGAGGAAGGGAGATCCCGGTCGCTTCTCAGGAGGAATATGACCGCTTCGCCACGGCAGGGCTCGAGGCTGAGGCACTGAGACAGCAGATCGCACCCTATGTCCCGTATCTCATTGAGGTCGAGAGAGACCCTGAGCTTGCCCAGCAAGTGGTCTCCATGATCGAGGCGAGACGGAGGGGAGCAGTGCCCACCACACAGCCTGTGGCCGAGGAGCCGGAACCCGAGCAGGGTGATGACGAGACCTTCGACGATTACGAGAAGAGGCTGAAGGCTTGGAATGCCCAGAGACAGGCCAAGCTCGTCGAGGAGAACGTGAGGCGGGTTCTCGAGCAGAGGGAGGCCGATGCCCGGAACCAGAGGATGACGGCTATGAAACAAGAGGTGGCGCGGCTCGCCATGGCAGACCCTGGACTGAGCGAGGTTCTGCCAATTCTGGCCAACTCCCCCAAACCACTTCAGGAAGCCATGAACTCCGATCCCGCCACGTTCATGGTGGAGTACGACAAGGCATGCAGACTTCTGGGAAGGGAAGGGTACTTCGGCGCGCCCATCATGCCGAACTTGCCTTCTTCCGTTCCAGGAAATCAGAACCCGGCACCGCAACCACAGAAGGGAGGAGATACCGTGAACAGCGCACCCGGCGGGAGAACCGTTCTGAAGGGACGGTCAGTCCCGTTCGCCGAGAAGGGGGGTGTGGGTTCTTCCGGCAGGAGCGGATCTGGTCTCCCTGATTTCAAGAAGCTTTCCGAGGATGATTTCGAGAAGGTGCTGAACAAGGTCCGTTCCGGCGGCATGTAACACCCCTATTTCCATGGAGGGGGACGGGGACTGAGTATCGGGCCCCGGCAACTTTAATCCCCGTACGGTTTTGCCCTGCGGCCCCCGTATCTCGAGAGAGCGGGTTCACCCCTCCATGGGCACCACCATTATTTTTATCCCGTCGCACAAAAACCAGAGAACACCAGAGAAGGAGAGATGATGACACCCATGTACAAACTTTTCAACATTCAGTTCTTCGCAATCAGTGGCCAGACCACTGAGAACTTCCCCAACGAGATCCGGGACTTCTACGACCGGGTCGCGCTTCGGAAGGCCGTTCCCCTGATCACGTTCAGGAAATGGGGACAGAAACGCCCCCTGCCCCGGAACAAGGGAGAGGTTATCCGCTTCAAGAGGTGGGGGAGCCTCGCTCCCGCGCTCACTCCGCTGACTGAAGGCGTCACCCCCGTCGGCAACAAGCTCGACTACACGGAGATCACCGCACAGATCAAGCAGTACGGTGACTGGATCCCCGTGACCGACCGTGTGCTCATGACCGCAATCGACCCGTTCCTGACCGAGGCATCCGAACAGCTTGGAGAGCAGGAGGGAGACACCCATGACATTCTCATGAGGAACGACCTCCTCGCCGGTTCCAACGTCATGTACGCCAACAATGTTGCCGGACGGGACAGCGTGGTTGCAAAGATCTCCACATCCGACCTCGACGTTGCGATCCGTACGCTGAAGCTGGCCAACACTCCCCGGATCGCCAAACAGGTCAGCGCGACCACCAACTACAACACCACTCCCATCCGGGCCGGATACATCGCTGTCATCCACCCCTATATGAGCAACGACGTGGAGGCTCTCACCGGATTCGTGCCTGTGGAGAAGTACCCCTCCAACAGCGGAGTGATCGAAGGCGAGATCGGTTCCTACAAGGGGATCCGCTTCGTCGAGACAACTCAGGCCATGTGCTACGAGGGCCTTGGCGGCTCCAGCACCTCCGTGAAGAACACGGCAGGGAAGGCCGACGTGTACCCCGTCCTGATCTTCGGCGAGGATGCCTACGGTGAGGTTCCTCTTTCCGGGGCCAACCACGGGATCATTATCAAGGTCCACGGTGACTCCGACCGGAGCGATACCAGCGACCCCCTGAACCAGAGGGGATCGGCTGGATGGAAGACCATGTGGACTGGGAAGATCCTCAACGACGCATGGATAATCCGGCTTGAATGCGCCGCGAGCAAGTAAGGAGGTTTTGAAGTGAGCTATCCTACCCTCAACACAATGCCCCATGCGGAAACGAATGAGAACTTCGCCACCATGGCGAGGTACATGGAAGAGGTCAGGGATGCCCTCGCCGGTGACAGGGTGATCTCTCTCTCCCAGACAACCGCTACTCCTCTTGTGAGTGAGCTTGGTGCCGGTGATGTGGTCTACTCCATCACCATCAGCCTCAAGAACGCCGCAGGGAAACTCCTCGACTGGTACAACGGCAAGATCAAGCTTGCCATTGCCGACGATGACACACCTGATGCAACGATCGATCCTGAGGCTGGCGAACACGATATGGTCGGAGGTCAGCTTACAGTGACCGTCACCATGCCCGAAGCAACGTGGGTGGCAGGGAAGAAGGCCACTCTGACCGTCTCTGCTCCCTCAACTGCCACCAACGCAATCATCACTGGAGTGGGCACAAAGACCTTCGTTGCGACCGTAACTGCTGACCCTATTGGTGGATAAAACCAACTGATCGAAAGGGGAGGGGCCATAGTGCTCCTCCCCTTATTTTTTTATGTCAAGGAGGAATAAACAGTGGGAAATGTTAAGGGAACTATGAATGAAATGTTCAGGGATGACCTGTTTTACGAGGTCTCCGTGACAGACAACCTCGACCCCGGAGCAAAGAGCTTCATCGTTGGGCACAACGGTGTGCTCAGTTCGTTCGAGACGAAGAAGCCCGTCAGACTCTCCGGTGCCCAGTTGAGGGTTCTGATGGATGCCCAGATCCCGGAAGAGAAGGTTGAGGTGAAGAACGGATTTCGGACCATTACCGGTGTCACCTTCTCAGACCGGTTCGCCATCAACTTCAAGCAGTTCGGCACATTCGCGTCGGCTAGGGGGACGGTCCTCCAGCCATTTGGAACGAAGACGGTCCATCTCGATGCGGTGGAGAGCCTGAAGGAAGATCCTGATGTAAGCTCCCCCGAGGATATCGAGGCCATGCCGGAGCCTACTCCTGAAGAGGAAATCATGTCCGGTCGCGACATGAAGGCCCTTCTGGAAGAGCGGCGCGAGGAGCTCGAGATGACCACCAAGGAGGTTCTTACTGCCCATGCCGAGAGCATTGGCATCAAGGTCACTCCGAGAATGAACAAGTCTGCCATTGTAGATTCCATCCTCGCGGCAGAGGCGAACGGAACGGGAGAATAACCCATGTCGACATGCCGGGCCATTCTCCTCGAAGTAAAGCGGAGGGTTGGGGACACTGTCGCTTCCGTACCCGGCGAAGTTGATCTCATGGCCCATCTCAATTCCGCACTGCGCATGCTGTGGAATTATGGCGGGATGATCAACTCATCGAAGCTCCATACGAAGCAGACGTTTACCGGGTCTGGGAACGAAATCACCTTTGACGGTCCTCCGATGAAGATCGTATCCGTGTTCGACAACACGGCAAAGAGGCTCGTCCTCCCTATTAATGTGGTGTACGACGGGTACGAGATGTGGAACCCGTCAAGCCCGAGATACTTGGTCAATGGTGACAGCATCGAACTCCTCCCCGGAGACAACTATGCCAGCCACGACGTGTCCGTCCTGTACATCCCCGAATTCACCGAACTGACGGACAGGGACGCAGATATCCCCTTCCCGTCCTATCTCGACCAGTACGTCATCGACATGACGCTCAGTGCCCTGGCTGGGAGTCTCAGCGTTGAAGCTGTGAACTCCGCTGTCCAGAGCGGAAACGCACTGACAGACTATTTCCGTGGCGGGGCGAGATATGTAACGGGAACCCCCCCGTGGTGAGGTGATCGGACATGAAAGCAGGAACAGTAGCTTCAAGGGTCAGGTTTTACATTAGGGATACAAGCAAAAACATCACGTCGGACTGGGAAATATACGAATCCATCAATGAGGCCCTCCGCATCGTCGCAGAGGTCAACTCGAAATCCAAGGGTGGCATCTTCAGGAAGAGCGAGACTATCGTCATCTCTGACGGGAAGGGTCTCCTCCCCGAGGATTTTCTCGATGTAAACAGGGTCTTCTCCTCTGACGGGAAGGAAATGCTTGCCGTGTTCAGTTCCATGCCCGGAAATCTTGAATACTCGACGGACGGCATGTACATCTATTCCGGCGAGCCATCTGTGACCATTTTCTACTTCTCCTTCCATCCCCAGATTCTGAACGACATCAGCGACATCGAGATCCCCGAAAGTTACTTCACCATGCTTGCCAGAGCAACGGCACTCGTTGTCTCTGGAGATCCGAATGGGGCAATGAATCTCGTCGCGTCCATCCTCACCGGCACTCCCATGGAGGCTTCGGGAGATGGTGGTGATGGGAAGTGAAGAAGGCCGACCTTCTCAACAAGCTCCGTCTGGTCCTGTGCGATGCCCAGAAGATCGGGTTCCCGGATGACTCGGAGCTTTTCGACTACCTCGACAGGGCAACGTCGTTCTATTCTGAGCAGATGATCGCAGTCCGTGACCCGTCCATGATGAAAAACATTCCCGTCATGGGGACCATGTTGCTCCCGGACGATTTTGTCCGCATGGCTGGACAGCATCCAGTTGCCATTGTGGGGAAGAGCATGGAGTATTACGGGGCCGTTCCTCATGAGATCCTATATTTTGCCCGTCTTCCCCTTCCGTCGACCTTCGGGGACAATGACGAACTTCCCTACACTGTCGATCAGGTGGTCATGATCGTCAATATGGCATCGGTCTACGCCCAGAACCGCAACGAGTACGACATCACGCAGGATACTGCCCTCATTTCGGCGTGGGCAGAGGCCATGAAGGGGGCGAGATCATGACCCTCGCAGGATACAAGGGGCCAGCTGACAGGTTTGGCACCCTTGAAGCGGTGAAGGGCGAATCGTACGACGGAGAGATAATCATGTGCCAGTCCGACGGAGTGACACCCATCGTTCTTACCGGATTCAACCCGTCCTTCTTCCTCTGGTCAGACCCCGCATCGGACCCCATAGCCGAGGCCAACGAGGATAATGGAGGCATTACGGTCCTAGAGGAAGAGGGTACGATCCAGATCCACTTCACTCATGAATTTATGGACACGCTGGACCCTGTGGCGTACCTCTTCCAGTTGTGGGGAGACAACGGGTTCGGGTCGCGGAAGCTGATCCTTTGGGGGTATTTCTGGGTCAAGGGGGGCATGGCAACATGATCCCCGACGATGCCGTCATCGTTATCGTCGAGAAGGACACGGAGGTCAGACAGGTCGAGAAACCGTCAGGTGTCATCCAGATGGGGCCGAGAGGGCTACCCGGCATCCTCGATCCAGAGGCCGTTGCCCATCTCCTCGATGTTTCGACGAACCCGCACGAAGACAGCTTCTCCGATCTAACGGCTCCTTCGGGGAATGATGGCAAGTGGGTGAAGATCGACGGTGATGCCATCGTCACCACTGACGAGATCCCTCTCTACCCGGAGGACATCAGACCACCCACCGTCTTCGACGAGAAGGTGAAGGTGGACGAGACCACCGAGCAGAGTTCGCTGTCCAACCACATCAGGTTCCCCCTCCACGTCAATTACGGCTCACCTGAAGGAGAGCACCGATGGAGGATGAAGGGGGACAGATCCATCTCCAGAACGGTCTCGTTTCCGGGGGAGTTCACGGAGAACGTGGTGGCTTACGATGGTGGGGGAGTGGATGAAAGCACGGTTGTTCTTCTCCATGGGGAGGACTTCGGCAACTCCGCTCCAGCACCCCTTGCCGTCACACCAAGCAACGTGACAATCAGTGATAGCGGAAGATTCAGTAAGTGTTTCTCGTTCAACGGTTCCAATAGCTATATCAATCTCAATACGCAGAGTCCGTTCAATACCCAGAACTGGACCGTCGACTGGTGGGAGAATCGAACCGCACTTGCAAACAATGCCACCACTCTCAGCAAGTATAGTTCCAATGGATATCAGAGCGGACTGCTCATTGGCTATATTGCAGGAGGCACTGACTCGTATTTCTACCTCTCGTCCAATGGCTCCACGTGGAATGTGGTGAGTTCCCACAACATGGGCTGGACCATCACCCTTGGAGAATGGGCTCACCGTGCTGTGGTGAGGAACGGGAGTACGGTGCTCTTCTTCCAGAACGGGATCAAGACTTCGGAAGTGGCAGTCGGGACAGCCTTGCCCTACAACAACTCGTACAATTACTGCATTGGGTATTATCGCTCCTCAAGCTATGTTCTTTTCAACGGTCTCATTGACGAGTTTCGGGTATCCAGTATTGCCCGGTGGACGGCAGATTTCATTCCTCCAGTCGGGCCATACGGTGTAATCCGTGAACCCGTCACCTATCCCAACAACACCGTATTCGACGTGTCTGACCGTGTTCCACGGAGGAGTTATTACGGCACCGACTGCGCCGGGACGGTCGGATTCCATATCGTGCCCGGAAAGCAGGTGATTCCATGAGGGTAACCTATTCGTCCCAGAGGAGGGTCATCAAGATCTCCTCGAACAGAATCAAGGTCATTGACGTTGCCACGCAGGGGCCTCCAGCCATACCACCCACGGTCTACATGGACCACATGGCGAGGGTTGACAATCCCCATCAGGTGGGGGTCTTCCAACTACTCGTTCCGTCTGGCAACAACGGCAAGTGGATCAAGTTTGCGGAGGACGGAAGTGCCCTCGAGCCCACCCGTGCCCCTCTGGTGGAGCTTCCTCCGCTTCCCATCCCCCAAGACGAGTGTGTGAGGGCAGACCCATCAGACCCGGTGACTGGTTTCCTGAACTCCAAGGTTGCCGGTCTGATCTACGTGGACGAAGCGGAACACGTGGTGCGTCTCCTCGGCGTGACTGGTGGATCCGATGTCCCGCCGAACTGCTACTACGGAACCAACGACGAGGGGCAACTCGGGTTCTGGCCCCTCCCCGAATCCCTCATCCATGTGTCCGGGATCGGGACAGGGGTGTGCGCTGAGAACGAGGATGAATGGAATAACACGGGCGAGGTTGCCCTGTTCACTTGGCCTTAGACCAAGGAGGTCGTATAAATGGCAAACTGGGACAAGGGCTTTTTAGCCCCCGTCACCGGGGTCTGGCATGATGTTGTGTCGGCTTCGGTGGACACAAAGCTGAGCTTCTTCTCCATATCGAATATTTCACGGTACGAGGTTGCCCGTACCGTGGTCGCAATAGGGGCATCGGACGATGAGCCGATCCTCGCCCCCACCGGACTCTCGCTCACAGAGGCGGGAGGGATTGGCACCACGCAGTACGAGTATCTCGTCACGGCAGTGAAGCCTGATGGCCGGGAGACAGATCCGTCTGCGATCATCTCCGTCACCACCGCTCCGGCAACGCTCAATGCGACCAACTACCACACCCTGTCGTGGAATGCCGTGTCTGGTGCATCGAAGTACAGGCTCTACTGCCGGAAGGGTGGACCGACGAGCCTCCTCATCTACGTGGTGGAACTCACTGCCCTCACCTACATGAACAAGGGCGAGATGGTCTCTGCCGAGGCGTGGCCTTGGATCAACCTCACTGGAGTGACTGCCCTCCTTGCGTGGTCGGACCTCGCTCCCGGCACAGGGCTGGAGCCCATCAGCAGACCCATGCCCCTTGCGGTGGGGAGCAGGGTCATGATCTTCACCACGGGGCCGATATCTGCCTTCGCCAGTGGGGAGGTGTAATCCATGAGAATGTTCGGATTCAACGCCCCCCACGTCAAGATGTCCCCCAAGTTCTGGACCGCACAGATGGGGTATAGCCATGCCAATGTGGGGAGGTTCGTGCGGAACTGCGTACTGGACGGGAAGACCTACGGTTCCGGTGACCTCGTCCCGGCCTATCTCAAGACTGCTGATCTTGTCCACCCTCTCTGCGGGGCGTACAATTCCATCAATGAACCTTCCAGCGTCTATGGTGCCGTGACTGCAAGCGCAGGGATGACAAGTGTTCTTAGCATCATCCAGCATGAACGGTCCGGTGCCGTGTGGACTCCGGGAGGAAACGGGATCAATCACTGGTTCGCCATCAAGCTCGCCGAGCCTGACCTCGCTGACAGGTACCACGTCAACACGAAGTCTGCAGAGGCTCCCCTGTCATGGAAGTTGCAGGGATCCCTTGACGGTGATGCGTGGACTGACCTCCATGTGGTGGACAGCACGGGGGTCTGGGCATCTGGCGGCGAGACGAAGGAGTTCCTTATCCCCGAGGAGTCGAGGGGGAACTTCCTCTGGTACAAGCTCCTCATTACCGGGAGCAACGCCGCAACAATGAGAATCTACCGGTTCCGTCTTCTGAGACCCGAAGCTGTGTGCCCGAGGAACCATGTTCTTCTCGATGCCAGCGCAGGGAACCCCCTTGTTCTCTCCTTCGCCGACGGGTTCAGCGGCGGTTCGCCAGTGGACCATATCGAGACCATCACGTCCCCCCAGATCATCCCCATCCCTGCCGACGATCTTGTTGTCCCGTCGAGCGGAGGTTCCTTCGACCTCTATGCCGTGAGATCACCGTCCGGTGGAGTGACTATCGAACCAGTCTATTACGGTGGGGCAGAGACCGAGATCCTGTCGGGGGGGATGCAAGACTACACGGACCGAGGATTTCAAACGACTCCGGTAAGTGGTTTGGGGTATAGGTTTTGGGGGAGAGGAAGCACATATCCTCCTCAACCTGCATATGGGGTGCGTGAGTTAAGAAGAATAGACGGGAATTCTTTTTATGTTT